GTGATGATGCTAAATGCGTCTCCGCCAACTGCCCCGGTAAGCACGCCAACGGCAGACTGGACGCCTTGGACGGCAAGCGCGATAGATATCGCCTTGGCCAGTATCGAACCTATTGAGGGTCGCTGAACTGGATTTTCCGGGAGCGATACCTGCGCCTCTGCATCCCTGATTCTATTCAGTAGATCCCCAGACATTTTAGCCCTTCAGGCCCTTGAGGAAATCGTCAACATCCTTCAGCTGCGATACGGAACCGGCATCAATTCCAAACCCAGATAGTGTGTCAGTAATCTCATTAACCTTGCCAACCGCGTCCTCAACTGAAGACGATGCCTCGTTTATTCGGCCAACTATATCCATCACGACAGATGACGGATTGGATGCATCTTCCCCGTGCGACCCTTCGGAGTGCATGAGCTGCTCTGCTGAGAACAGCACAATGCTGCTCCTCGGCGTGAGTTGGCTTGCCGCCTCTGCAAGGCGCGACGCCTGGAACGGCTGTGGCTTCCCTGCGACTGGTACGACTACTGCGTATTTACCGGCTGCCCACGCACCAATCTTTTCGAGGTCCTCAACTGAGACTAGAGAGGCAGAACCGAGAATAATCGGAAGCTTATCCTGTAGGTTAATCGCCCCTCGGGCGGCTTCTGCCGTGCCAACGAAGATGATGCCGTCATTTGGGCGTATAACAAGCTTCGTGATAGAGCGCTCAAACGGCCCAATCCCGGGCATGATCCGTATTGCAATGCCCTCGGCCCTGGCGGCCATGGCAACAAGCGCGGTGAGATCATGGTAAGGAGCAGAACCAGGAACGACAAGCGCAGCTGACCCATCCAGTTTTGCAGCCTTAACAACCGTTGCAGCGGAACGGACAATGAAGTCCTCATTCTGCTCATTATCGCCCTGGCTAATGCGAACAAGGCGAGCTGAGTCCGGTTCGAGTTGCGCGAGTGCCTCATCGGAGACCCCAACAGCAACGATGCGGTCAACGCTTGATGCTGCGATTTTTGCGGCAACGGTAATGTCGCCGGTGCCTTCCCCGGCGCCAACGATTACGACGACCGGGACAGGCTTAATCTTCTTCTTTCGTCCAAACCCAAGAGGTGCCATTTATTCCCCCTTAGGGCTGACAAGGTGGGCGAGCACGGGTAGGAGCGCAGCGATTGCCGCAGCAAGAAGTGCCCTTCCAAAGTCGATATCAAGAGCAGTGGCCGCGCCAATCGCGATGATGGCAGCGGCTCCAGTCTGGAGGTAAACGCTGAGCAGATCGATGGCAGAATGTGACTGCATGAGTTCTCCTTATATACATCCTGCCGAACGCAATGCAAGTATCGCACAGCGACAAATCTTTTAATACATTTATCCATCTGCTTGTAATGCGAGCGGTTCTATCCGTGAACTTGTGTGGCAATCTGTCGATATGTCTGATACGATACCGAAGGCCGAAATGGCTTTAGCAGAAGGAGAGCACAATGACAGTGCAGGAAATGCTTGAGGAGATTCGGCAATCTTCTCCACGAAAAGGCCCAGCTTGTAGCGTGGGCATCGTGTTGAGGTCCGTTAGCGGGGACCAGGCAAAGGCACTTAATGCCGCCATGACGGATACAGACATCCAGTCTGGCGCCATTGCGAAGTGGCTTGGCAAGCAGGGGTTCGACTGCAAGTCGCACACCATCGCACGCCATCGCCGGAAGGAATGCAGGTGCGAATAATGAGCGACATACTTGATGAAATCAAATCGGTGCAACGCGACATGGAAGAAACGAAGCGACCGCGCCGCCAGCACCCAGAGGGCTGGGAGCCAGGGATTACATGGAACGGCAACGAGGGAACTGTCACGACTACGGGCGGTCCACTTGATCAGGCCGCAGATTGGTCAGCCGTTCTTAAGGTTTGGGGTCTTGACCCTGATCACTTTGAAGTAGTTGAGCCAATTCTCTTCAACGTCTGGGGCAACCCAGAAGGCGTACCTAATCGCCAGTGGAAGGGAAAGGTTATCCGGAAGGGCGTCGAGCGCGGCGTCGACCTCAATGAGCTGATCGATGAGATTAAGAAGCACAAGCCGGGAAAGGTCTCAGCTTTTGCTGGAGACACTGCGCTTGTAGTTGGTATCTCAGACCTCCAAATTGGTAAAGGCGAAGGCGGCGGTTCTGCCGGTATCGTTAAGAGGTTCCTTGCTGGAATTGACGAGGTTGAGGCCCGATGGAAAGAGCTTGCGAAGTCTGGTCGAAAGCTCGACCGACTTGTCGTGCTCGGACTTGGTGACCTTGTTGAGTCCTGCGATGGGCATTACGCAATGCAAACGTTCCAGAACGATCTTGACAGGCGAGAGCAGGTAAAGGTTGTCCGACGCCTCATTGTAAAGGCGCTTACTTCGTGGGCTAAGTTTGCCCCGAAGGTTATTGTTGCTGCGGTTCCTGGGAATCACGGGGAAAACCGCCGTGGTGGACAGGCGTATACAACGTTTGGCGACAACGACGACGTTGCTATTTTTGAGCAAGTCGCCGAAATCGTCTCCGCCAACCCAGAGGCGTACGGCCACGTCAGCTTTGTTCTGCCAAGCAATGAGCTGACGCTTACCCTGAACATTCACGGGAACATTCTTGGCATCGCACACGGCCACCAGGCACGACGTAGCGGCGCTACTGCCTCTGCGAAGATCAAGGCGTGGCTCAAGGATCAGGCCTATGGGATGAGGAAGATCGGCGATTCGACGATTCTTGTCACCGGCCACTATCATCACCTTTCGGTTTTGACCGAGGGTGTGCGGACACATATCCAGGCTCCTTCACTCGACGGCGGCTCACAGTGGTTTACTGAAACTGCTGGCGTCCATTCAGCTCCGGGGCTCCTGACGTTTACCGTCAGCGAGTACGGCTGGGACGATCTGAAGGTCTTGCGTTGCGTTAGCTGACGCCAGCCCTACGAAGTGCAGCGCGGATTCTGGAAGGGAGTCCGCGCTTCACTTTATTTAGCGCAGCAAGCCCAACTTTCTGGAAAGTAAATTCCATAAAGCGGTACTTGCGCTCGACCTTTGGAGCATAGGTCAGTGTGGTTCCAAACTTTATAGTAACCCTTCCCAGCCGCCTCTGGACCCCGCCGACGCTACTCCTCCCATCGGTCGTAAGACTTCGCTGGAGCCTACCGCTCTTCACCGGCGTACCGCCACCAGGAGAGAAGTCACCTTTCCGGCGCGTTCGCTCAAAGTCCTGGCGCAGCGCAAAGAATATTTCGTTGTCAATAAGCTGCTCCATCATCAGTGAGAGTTCGGTATTGTGGCGCCTGCTATTGACGCTATTTACAAACTTATCTAGCGATGTGGAGTTTATCTCTGCCCTAAACTCCACGTCGTGCCACCCTGTACGCAGTAACTGTCACATGGTGAGAAAAGATCGGCGCCGTGCGCACTTCATGGACCCTGTGCTCGACGTTATCAATGATGATCACATCGGAAACACGTGGGAGCCTGTCGCCAACAAGCCACGGTAGCTTTATCGTGTATTCGGTCTCCATCCGAGCACTGGTCGAGCCTTGCTCGAAGTCAACCTTGTTTTCATCAAGAAAGCACGGCATGTTGGACCAAACGAAAACCTGATTCTTGGTTGGGCTGCCGTCGGCAGCATGCCCAGTGTTTGTTTCCCTACGGAGAGTTGCCTTCAAATTAAGGGCAGGTATCATCGAAGCGTCGTGTTTCTATACCCCTCAAGTAGACCGATAGCCTGTGGGGGTATGCTTCCGCCATGAATCTCTCGCACTGGGCGTGAGGTCCTGATACTAATGTCCCCAATATCTGCGCTGGCAACCCCGGCAAATCCCTGCTTGGCAAGGCTTGCAAGGCCAAGAGATTCGGTTGTGATGATGGCGGTTGCGTCCTTGATGTCGTCAGGAGGGGTAGCAAATCCGTAGGTATAAGTGATTTCGGCGACAGGGACAATAAGCCCCATGTTAACTATTGCAGGAAACAGCGAGTATGTAACTGAGGCAAGAGACGTAACCTCAACGTATCCGGCCGTGTAGTTAACGAAAAGATCGGTCAGCTGGAATGTCGCCTTCTGTCCAGTTGTTACCCAGACATCCATGCCCTGAACGGATACGACTGGTCGGTTGTTTGGATAAACCCGGCGGGTATCTTGACGATAATTGTGCTTCTCAGTTGCGCGTTGGAGTCCAAAGGTCTGGCCGCAGAAGCCGTCGATCACCTTGCTGGCAATGCGGATGTGGCTTTCGATCTGGTCATCGCTTACGGTGCTTCCGTCCGGATTCATCAGGGACGCCATCTCGTAATCCTTGAACTCGTCGACGGTGAGATACCCAAGGTTCTTCCCCTGAATTGGGGACGCTTGCCACGAACCGTAGGTGTTGCTCGTTGGGTTATATGATCGCCAGTTGTACCATTGGCCAGGGAAGCCGGTATCGTCCCGGTACGTGTAGGAGGTAATCGATGCGTTCAGGGACAAGAGCGTTGGGAGAATTTCCCAGGTGCCGCTAAGTGATGTTGCCTGAGCCGAGGTGTCTGCCCGTCCAAACTGAATGCGTGTGGAGCCCGACCCAACCAGGGTCGAGGCGGTCGGAAGGGAGAGCTTTATCTTGTTCATGTGTCTATTGTGGCTGACCGCCGTAGTTTATACCGATTTCTCGGCTTCTACGGCGGCCCCCACGTTATAGCTTCTCGACAATCTCTGCGCCAGCAGCCTGGGCAGATTCGAGCTCAGATCCCCTGACGGCAGCGTAGCCGTCAACGAACCGAATAAAAACGCCATCCCCTATGTGAAGGGAAGTCGCTTCCGTGTACTTAACTCGCCATCGAGAATCTGGGTCGACGCTCTTCGCTGTTGCGATTGACGCCTTGACAAATTTCTCAACCTTTTTCTCTTCCTTTGGAGTTAGCACTGGCTCTTCGGCCGGTGCCTCCGGAACAAGAACCGCCTCGTCGAGAGAAACAAGAACTGCCTCTTCGACCGGGGCTTCCTCAGCAACCGGCTCCGATACTAGCTTTACGTCGTTAACAATCTTTACCATATTTTCTCCTCTAAAAGAACGAGGCGAGCGAGCCTAAGCCCACTCGCCCCATTCTCAGACCTTAGTCTCTATCTAGATCAGACAGCGACGCGGATCTTGCCGTTGAACTGAGGAGCCTTAGCAGCCAAGCCGTACATCACAAACATGATATAGAGCCGGGTCAGCGCGCCACCCACACCAACAGGGATCTCAAGGGTCGTGATCGAGTCCGAACCGAGGTAAGGCATCGACCAGGTGTCCTCGTCGACGACATACATGTCGCGGAGGTTGACGCTAGAAACGGTGTACGAGCCGATCGAGTCGCCAGGAACGGCGAGGAGCGGAAGTGCACCGGCTGGGGTCACGACTGACCCGAAGCCAAGACCAGCCTGGCCGACTTCACCAGCACCCGGATAACGGATAAGGTTCGTCAGCTCGTTCTGGTAAGCAGCAGCATCCGTAGGCGAAAGAATGATCGCCGATGGGTTGCCGCCGTTGTTCAGGATCGAGGCAACGGTGTCGTTGATGGCAGCCGTGTACGTCGAAGTTCCCTTCGTCGTAATTGGGTTGCCAGCAGCAGCGGCCGAACCAAGAACCTTGCGAAGGCCGTCGAAGCCGTTCGCATCGTACGCGCCGAGCTCTACACCGGCAGTACCGGTCGAGGACGAAGCGTTACCCTGGAAGAGGGTCTTCTGGAGCTTGTGGGCAATTGCCGTCACGCCGCCCGAAAGCTCGGTGGCAAGGCCGTCAAACCCAGCACCACCCTGCGTGATCGCAAACTGCGACTTGAGGGTGATACCACGGCGGGTCGCAAGGACCGCAACGTTCGTGGTCTGGCGGGCATAGGTGTTGGTGTCATCCGTCACCGTGCCAGCTTCAGTCATGAACGCTGCATCGCCGTAAGCGGTCTGCTGATTGTAAGCGTGAACAAGTCCGTTGGCGCCTTCCTTGCGGATGCGGTCAAAGAACGGGAATCGCTTTACGAACAGCGCGTAGAGCATTGGCTCGAGGTCCTGGCGGATAAGCGCAGCGCCGCCGCTAGCATCGAGCACCTTGGCAATGTTCGGGTTAGCAACCGCAAGGCGGTTGAGAACATCGTCACTGGCCTGTCGACCGGACTGCTTACCAGCCTGGACGTCAAGCATCTTCTTTACATCGTTCGAGTCCATCGAAACGAACTTCTCGCGCAGCTCGCGCTGTGCGACAAGGGCGCTCACGGAATCGAACGAGTCTGCCTGTGCGTCGTCCTTGCCGACAACACCTGCAGGGGCCGCATTAAGGCCCTCGAGTTCCTTCTCCAGGCCCTCGAGCTTCTCTCGAATCTCAGACATTTATTTCTTCTCCAAAATAGCCTGAATATACGGGCTCAACCAAGGGGCATCAATCCCCTTCTTCGCCGGTACATCCGTAAGTATTGACTTTCGGCCAGCTGGTGACTTTAGAGCAAGCTCCAAAAGCTTCACCGCATGCTCGAGGTCCTTCTCAAGCTGCTCCTTCTCCTCCAAGAGTTCGGTCGCGGCGGTATTTTCCACCACTACCTCCTCTGCGGGAACGGAAGCAACAGCCTCTTCAGCGACCACGGCGAGATCCGCCTCTTCGGCGGGCGTCTCTGTAGCCTCTACGTGATGATCAAGGGACTTCGTCGTCTCATCGACAATTCCGGCCTCGACCGATTCGGCCGCTGGTGCAGCCTCATACTCTAGATAGGCCTGCACCCACCCAGCAGCATACTCAATGTACTTCGCTCGATCTTCGTTTGCCTCTTCAGACTTAACTGAATCGAGCTCGCCGACAACATTCTTAAGTCGATCAGCGACTGGCATGGCGCCCTTCTCTTCGATCACTGGCTCTGGCACTGAGGACGCAGGGATTGGAAGCTCGCGCTCCTTCCCGTCCTGGCCGGAAACAGTTACCGTGACACGGGTTGCCTTTTCAAGCGTATCGCTCACGTTTTCTACCTCATTTCCTGCACTGGCGGCCTCTTCGGGAGCCGGTGCGATCTCTTCTGTAGACGGATTAGCACTAGGCTCCCCGCCGATAACATCCGCCCCAGAAGCCTCGTACGACCCGTCGGCTTCGTGGGTAACAGAATCACTCATGGCACTCTTCTCAGAGTCACCCTCTACGCCCCCAGCCTTCAGGGCGTCACCAAGCTCACCAGCCTGATCGGCGCTTCTGAGGCTCTTGAGTGCGTTCTGGAG